CAAATAATGTCTTTATCTTCTACTGTTTCATAGGAAAAATTATGTATAGATATAATGAAAGCACAGATTATGTTGTAGATGTAACTAATGTTGAATTAATTATTCCAACAGCAACAGAATTGACTGAAGAACAAAAAAACAATCCATTATTAGTTGAAGCCCATGCTAATTATTTAACATTTATTGCAAATAATGGTGTTGTTTTAAATCAAGAACTATCTAATTAAAAGGCTATATTATGACTACATTAATACCTAAATTTGACTTAAAAAATGGTGGAACAACACCTACTGGTGCGATTAACAGGCTAATTAATGATAAATTAAGTGAGTTTATATCAGTTAAAGATTTTGGAGCAAAAGGTGATGGAGCTACAGATGATTCAGCATCAATTCAAGCTGCTATAAATTATGGTGCTGCAAATAATATTGCTGTAATGATTCCAAATGGAATTTTTAAAATTGGTACAACACTAACTATTCCAGCAACATCTACATATTCTAATTTTTGTTTGTTTGGTCAAACTAGCACACCATTAGGAACTTATGGTTCTAGTGTTGCTCTTGGTTCTATCATTCAAACAATATCAAGCACAATAAGTGCTATACAAACACAACAATTAACAAGTCCTAATAATACGCTTGGATATTGGTCATCAAATATAGTTATTCGTAATTTACAAATTTGGGGACAGAAAACTCAATCAAGTTCTTGGTCAAGTCCAGAACAAGCAACTGTAGGTTTAAATTTAAGTTATGCGTATTATGTTCAAGTTGAAAATGTAAATGTTCAAGGTTTTGGAATTGGTATCCAACATATTAATTGTTCAGAAACTTATCATAATGGAATAACGGCAGCAACAAACAATTATATTGGTGTATGGTTACAACAATTATCTGGTGGTGATTGTCAAATATGGTTTAAAAATTTACAAATTGATAATAATGCTAATCGTGATTTATATTGTCATACTGTTCGCAGCTTATGGATAGAAAGTGGTGAATGTGTAACGTCTTATATTTCAGGAATTACAAATCAATCACGAATTCAATTAGATTATTGTTCTACAGACAGTATGTTTGTATTTGAAAATTTTAATGCTGAAAATCATCAAAACAATGTGCCATTAGTTACATTTACAAATAGTACGGCATTTGCATCTATTAAATTTATTAATTGTTGTTTTGAGTCATTTAATAATTCAGCAGTATCAGGACAATATAATCCTTTAATTAGTACTGGTGGATGCACATTTGATGTATTACAAGTTACAGGATGTCAATTTGATAGACAAAATCCAAGTTCAACTCCAATTAATCCTGTTGTAATTATTAATAATGTTGGTACAACAAATTCTGAAGATGGAAAATTAGAAGTAATTATGGAGAGAAATTCTCCTAATTATTATGATGTTGCTTATGTTGATTATCGTAATTACACAACAAATAGAACAGTTATTCTTCCTACAGAATATGTAAATGCTATTCAAGTTGACAACAAAATATTTTATGATCCTTTATATCAAACAAGCGTTTATCAAGCCTATGGAAATATTCAATCTACTGGAAGTCCAGTATTTGATGGACCATATCGTGCTTGGTGGGCTTCTACTGCTTCAAGTAATTACGCACTTATTACTCCAAGAGCTCCAATTCGTTCAACTGTAGTTATTTTGTATTTGTGTGTAGATGATAATAACGGAACAGTTATTCCACAAATTTATACTGTAGGTGGATTAGGAGCATCTCCTAACTTTCAATACAACGTCAGTAAAGTAAGAACAATTCAAATAGGTTCTGAATATTATGGATGTTATATGTATACTATTTTTGATTACAATTTAACCAATTTAACATCTTCTGGCATTACTTATATTCAGGTAAGTAATATTTATGGTGGATCTGGTTTAAGTGGAAGTGGTTTAGAATCGATGGCTCTTTATGTTCCAAAAGAATATGTTACTTCTGTAAATACAACTCCTGCAAAAATAACAACTGCACCAACTACAGGAAATTATGGACAAGGTGAAATATTGTATTATCAAACTCCTACGGCTGGTGGATATATTGGTGCAGTAAATACTGTAAGCACAATTACTGGAGCTAGTCCTGTATTTAAAAACTTTGGAGCAATTTTATCGTGATTAATTACATACTATTTGCTATATTTGTTATTCTTCAAGTCTTGGATTTTTGGACTACTTATAAATGTTTAACAATAAACAAAGGACATGAAGCTAATCCAGTCGTTGCGTTTGGAATATCTAAAATTGGATTAATTCCTGCATTGGCTATTTATAAACTATTTGCTGTTGTTGTTGGATGGTTTGTTAAGGATGTTTTAATTGCTATTGCTATATTAGATGTTGTTTATACATATATTATCTATTCAAACTATAAGATTATGAAGGCTTAGTATGGATATGGAAGCTGTAATTGCTGAAAATGATAAACGTTTGTCTGTGCATGAAGCCGTTTGTGCAGAACGCTACGAAGGTATATTGGATTCTTTTGATAAAGGATCTAAGCGTATGCAACGTATTGAATATCTTTTATACGCTGTGATTATATCTGTATTTTTTGGTAAAGACATGATTGTCGATATTGTTCAACATTTAATATCAAAATGAAATGGTTAATCCAATTGCTGAAGGTGCAAGCTCTCTAGCAGATAGTTTGGAACAAACTAGGCAAGCTGGAAAGAAACTTACCAAGAGCATTGAGAACATACAACGAGATGGAACAGAAGTCGCATTACAGGAATTAGAAGCACGAAAAAAACATAAGATTCACGAAGAAGCAATGGAAAACTCGATGATCTATCGAGCTATCCAAGAGTATCAGAATCAAAGTGCCATCATTCAAGCAGAAAACGAAGCTGAAAAAGAATTTAAAGCTAAGTATGGTGCAAAAGAATGGAGCAAGGTTTTAGAGTTAAAGCAAGTAGTAGAAAAAGAACATTTAGAAAGTAAGAAGTATTACGGTCATAAATTAGAAGACGTAAGACGAGTGCAGTTTTGGTGTTTTTTTGCAGCGTTTATTGTTACCAGTTTGTTGTTTTATTTTAATCTTGTATGACATGGGCAACCATTTGGTTCATTGTTTATTTGATTGAGTTGTTCATCTGGGCAAATGTATGTTATTTGCATTTTGAAGAAAAGTTACATAAGAAACCTAAAGTAAAGTTTCCTGTGGAACATAAAGTAATTGTTCGAACCAAGAAGGATATAGTGCGTGGATGATGATTTATTCAAATGGTGGACAATATTTGCATTGATTTGTATGATGTTAATTATTCTATTAAAGGACTGATATGTTTGGTATAGATGACGTTATAGGTGTAGGAATGAAAATCTTGGATAAGGTTATTCCTGATCCTGCACAAAAAGCACAAGCACAATTAGATTTACAGAAATTAGCACAAGATGGACATTTAGCTGAATTACAAGCTGATATGAACGAGCAAAACAACGTATCAGACCGTTGGAAAGCTGACTTGACATCTGACTCTTGGCTATCTAAAAATATTCGACCTATGACGCTTATATTCATTCTAGGAGTCTATACAACATTTGCTGGATTCTCTGCGATGAACATTAACGTCAATCAAGCATATGTTGAATTACTTGGACAATGGGGTATGCTCATTATGAGTGCTTATTTTGGTGGCAGAACATTAGAAAAGATAATGGCTAAAAAATGAATACTAAAGAGCACGTTTTATTAATAGCATCTTGGGCATTGGTTTGCGTGATTGTTGCTATGTTACTTATGTTTATTTATGCCATATTAGATCCAAATGTTGATGATACAAAAGTATTTGATATTATTGGCCCAGCATTTCAAACTGTTGTCGGTGGATTTATCGGTTTAATTACAGGAATCAAAATAGGCGAAGACAATGACAAATGATCAATTAAAAGCAATAGGACTTGATGAAAAATGGTTACAACCATTAATTGATGTATTTGCTAAATACGATATATCAACTCCTAAAAGACAAGCTAGTTTTATTGGTCAATGTCAGCATGAATCTGGTAACTTTAAAGTATTAGAAGAAAACTTACATTACAAACCTGATAGACTTCATATTGTGTTTCCTAGCCGTTTTCCTACTGTAGAGAGTGCATTACCATTTGATACACCAGAAAAGATTGCTAACAAGATATACGGTGGTCGTATGGGCAATTTAGAAGATGGTGATGGATGGAAGTATCATGGTCGTGGATTAATTCAATTGACTGGCCGTGATAACTATAAATCGTTTAGTGATTCGTCAGGAGTGGATGCCATTAATAATCCTGATTTACTGTTGCAACCAGAGTACGCTTGTTTATCTGCTGGATGGTACTGGAATAAACGGAACTTAAATATGGCAGCAGACGCTAGTGATTATAAAACCATGACGCAACGCATCAATGGTGGTTTGCTAGGACTGGATGACCGTATAGCAAAGATTCAAAATGTAGAAAAGATATTAGGTGGATCATAGATTTGGTTACTGCTAGCTGTAAGTCGGAAAATAGGAAAAAAACTTACTTGTAACATCCTCTAGTGCCTATTTAACTGATCCACGAATCATTCTACACATTTGACGTTTTTTTGGTGTGAAATCAGGACTTATTTCCATGAGTCCACAATCTTTTTTAATTTGGTATCTTTCTAATTCAGTTAAAGAAATAATAAATAAACACACCAATAGAGAAAAAATAACGGCTACGTTAATAACCGTTCTCATTTTGATAACCATTTCTTAAATATATCCCAGATACCTTTAGACAGTAAAGCTGTTTGTAGTCTAAGCATATCAGGATCAGTTTCAATATATGGTCGTGGTTTATAGTTAATACCTATTTTGACCTTACCTGTATTGTATGGTGTCATAGAAATCTCCTAGAATGGAATAGAGTCATCCTTAATATCAGCTAGAGTTGCTGGAAATTCTCCACTTGGCTTGTCCTCTGGTTCGTTCAAATAAGCCATTAGAGAACCGTCTTTTAACGATAGTAATGGTAATGACTCAAGTTTTAACATTAAGCCGTTCTTGGTTTCTATAACAACTCCTATTGACTGATATTTTTTCTTGGACTTACCATCCTTATCTGTGTATTCAGATAGTGCTGCTTTTACATAATATTTAATACCCATATCAACTTCCTTTCATTAAATTAACTTCACTTTCAACTTCACTTAAAAACTTGACTATTTCAGATTCTATTTCATCAATCATCGTTTTATCACGTTCTACACGACAAATAAACAACTGACTACGTTCTGGCATACGAGGATCAAACGAGATAAAATCGCACCATTCTCGATTCGTTACTGCCATTTGGGATTGCATTTGTATAACGTATTTAGCTGGTGGTTTACCATCCTTAATTGTTGCCCAATGTGTAGCAGAGTTAGGACACTTGATTTCAATAAGCCCATCACTATTGACAAGGCCATCAGGAGAGCAACCGAACCAAGATATAACGTCATGGTCGATAAAAGCGATTTGATCAACAAAATTACCTGTTTTAACTTCATAAGCAACTCTCGCCTGTGGTTCTGTGGATGTACCCCATTGCATAGCCTCATTCATATATGTTGGTTCAATATTACCTGTAACTCGCTGAAGTGCAAGCTCGATAAGATAATTACCTCGACTAGCAGATGTGCCAGTCTTTGTCTTGGCTAAAATGTCAGCAACTCGACTAGCAGTAACCTTGCCTAAACGGAGTTGATGCCAGGCATCTGTACCTTGAATAATATCAGTCATTTTTTGCCTCTTTATGCATAAAATCAATCAAACCATCTAATACTTCAGGATTTTTGTTATCAGCCCATACTCCACTAACAACAAAATTTAATTCCATTGCTCTATCAATATCGCTATTGGGATACTTTAATTTATAGCAATAATTTCTTAAATACTTATATCTTTCTGCATCAGCTTTCAATTCTTCAATCTTTTCGGCTTGTTGGCGTAGCATAGTGGCAACTTTTTTAGAAAATTGAGTACCAATTTCATATTCCCAATCTTCAATTGCATCTGCTAGTTCATTTGCTGTCATTTCTTGCCTTTCTTAATACTTTTCTAGCAAATTCAATCATGTCATTAATATCAGGATCAACTTTATCCATACAAGATATAATCTCTGCATCTGATAATTCACGATGTTTATGAATAAGTTGATATTTTAAATCTTGAATAGCAACTCTAAGGTCAGCTAATTCTTTTAATTGTGCGTCAGTCATAGTTCTCTCGCTTTCATCATTTCATCTGCTAATTCAAAAGATAATTTAGAAATCAATCTACTTGAATAGTCAGTTTTAGGATTAGATAGAAATCCTACAATTATTTGTCCTGCAAAGTAATCTCTTAAATCCATGCCATCTTGACCATAATTTTTTTCATTTGATAATGGAAATGCTTTCATAGTAATTCTGCCTTTCTTTTATCTTTAGCTGCACTAATCTTAGCAATAGCTTCTTTGTTTTTACTAAGTTCTTTATATGCTTGGCCATATGCTGATTTAAGAGTATCCATGTCTAAACATTCGTTAATATTGTCTAACCAATGTATTGTTAAATCTGTCATGTCAGGTTTTTCTTCATCAATAGCATCCGATGGCAAATCAGATCCAGCATAAATATATAAACCAATACCAAAGCAAGCAATATTTTTAGCCAAGCAACGCATCTGTGAGTCCGAAATTTTACGAGCATCTGGATTCTTGATTGCGTTATTACGATTGTCCATTACAGGTAATTGCATTTCTAAAGTTTTACCTAAAGCTGTAACTTCTGTACGCACCATCATAGTTTCGTTATAAACCATTGGTTCTAAAAACTTCCATGTAGCCGTAGAATCATTTTGCAATAGAATGTCTAAGCCATAAGTCCAAGACAAATACGTTAGATTGCCTTTACGTTCTGTAAACTCATTGACGTTAATTTGACGCAACTCACTAAAAGTTTTACGTTTATCCATTTTTTCTAGTTCTTTCACAAAGTTCATTTAATTGTCCATTTCTTTTTCAGCTTGTATTCTTGCAAACTTCTCACGAGATTCCATTGATATGCACCATAACAAACGGCCTAGTTTCTCAAAGTCTTTGTTTTGCAAGTATTCTTCAAT